ATGTTACACGTTACTTTATCCGTCGTAGCCCCAATTGAGACGGTTTGGTAACGCCCATCGAGCACCTTCTCGATGGCCTCGGGATCCGTAATCTCACATGTGAATACCAGACCTGCCCGGCCGGATTTTGTTGTTTCATGAAATTCAGCCTTCAGAATGCGGCCGATCGGCTCTCCGAAATAATCGTTATGATGGGTGAGAACCGGTTTATTGTACGGCGTCGTCCAACTGGTAAGTCCTGCACTTAGCCCCTCTTTCGTGTAGTACGTGTAGTTGGCCGTCCGTCCAACGTGAATCGCCTCCATCTGAACGATCAGCTTCCGTTTGCCGGCGTTTTTCGCCGATTCATTCAGCTGCTGGACAGCTTCCTTCGAGAGCTTCGGAATGGAGCATACATACTCGGTGACGCTTCTCGGGACCAGCTTCCTGGATTGATGCTCTGCAAGAGAATACAAGTGCTTCAAAACAGTTCACCTCCTTCAATCATGGCGCCCAATCTCCTTTTCATCTGATAAAGCTTCATCCGAATGGATCGTCAGATCGCACTCGCAGTTTGTATGAAACGGCGGAATCTGATGAAACAGGATGGCTTCATCAATTTTGCCGGGATTGGATATATCAATCGGGATCTTCGATTTTTCGTGACAATGCATGCATTCGCTTGCGGAAGCCTTCGGATATAACGTGGTTTCCCCGTAACGAATCATTGCCAGTGCATACCCGTAATGATGGGTCTTCATCAAAATCGATTTGGAGATCGATGCAAGCCGATGCCTGATCGACTGGAACGCGCCTTTCACAGCCAATATGGAATCAAGGAGATTATCTGTTCCTTCAAGTCGCTTAACCAGAAGTTCATGAAGGTTTTTTTCGATGAGATCAATCGAGTTCATCGCTGATTCGTTAATCAAACGCAGTGCCATCGAAGCATCGATCGCTGCGAGCTTTGTTCGTCTCGCATCTTCCATTGCCCGATGAACGCCAGTTTGCAAGATGGAATATGCTTCTTTTTGGATCAGCTGCTTCATGCGATCTTTTCCGAAGTAGATCGAAGATACCATTTGCTTCACGTTGTGAAGCGGGAACGCTTTTCGTTCACTGTAGCGTTTAAGCTCTTGAATCACATCGGTTTCCATTTGCTGATAGATGGATTCCAATGCGTTGGTCAGATCAGTGATACTCTGCCTTGGAATCTTATCCAAGGCGGATTCTTTGAGACTTTCAAGAACAATCGATTCTGTACTTCGTTTTGGACCTGATCGCTTGCCATGCTGATTCTCTGGCTGCTGCTTGTTATTGGTTTCACTATTTCCGGCTTCGGTAGTTTTGGCGCCGGCCAGAAGCTTTGGAATCTCGATCATATTCAGATATAGGCGAGATTCATCGACTACCGGTTCCATCGACATGTTCTTGCGTGTTTCTTCGAAGGTCTGAATATTGTGCTCGAACTTGTAAATTTCGTGTGTATCGAGCTTGATCCGCATTTCAGCTTCGATCTCGTTGAACACGAAGTTAACTGCGAAATCAGGATTGACAACTGGATCAAATCCGCCTTCGATCAACAGCTCATCAATGATGAGGTTTGTAATTTGATATTGAAGAGCTTGCTGCCATCCTTTTACCCGGTCGGCTTTGATGCCGGTCATAGCATCTGCCGTGTTTCGGTTTGCGGTATCCCCGCGGCCCATGTCCACAGAAGACATGCCCATTCCGGTAAAGACCCGCTGCTCGAAATAATCAAGATACGGCTTACCGTCAATTGCAGTGAGCTTGACCGCCTCAATCTTATGGCGCTCCGGCAAGAGAATGGCGCCATCGGTTGGCATATCCTCAATCACGGATCGAAGCTGTTCAAGCTCTGTATCAGTTGCCTCATATCCAGGCTTATCAATACCGACCGTGTAAGCCAAAAGCGGAAAAATATGTCGATACAGCAATAACGCGGCATTTTCTTCTATCTTTCGCAGAAGTCGTACATCATCAAGCACGGGAGCCAGCCACGGGAGCCCAAACGCCTCACCGGACGGCACATTGACTTTGATATGAACGACATCTTCAGGCCTGAATGTCAGTTTGGTTTGCTGGCCAGGCACCTCCTGTTGATAGGAGAGAACCGTACCGTTTGCATCTCTGGCAATCTGAATCGTAGATGGCGGTAACAAAAAGTACCCGGCAATCGGATCTTTGGCCGGCGGCACTGCCGTTACAGAAATCCCCGGCATGAGCCCTTTTCCGCCTTTGGCCCTTGCTTTTACAATAAAGGCGTTCGAATATCGGACCACATCTCGTGCAATTCCATGCCACAATTCTTCCGTTTGAACCCCTGTCGCAATGGCCATAGCTTCCAGGCGAAGCCTTAAATATTCAAGGGCTTGGTCGTTTTTCGCCTGATAAGAATATCCGGACTTAAAGATCAATTCTTCATATTTCATAACCCCTTGCATGATATAACTATCACGCTCGATAGCGGTTTGAATAACCGAAAAATCAACCTTTGGCCCTTCAAAATTGTCTCGTCCGCTGCCTCCGCCTTGCGAGTTGGAGATTTGATAGCCAACTCGCTTGACGCCGATCGCTTTCGGGTCACGCTGGATGGCTCCTCCGCCGCCGCCTTTTTTGGGAGCGGGTGCATTTTTGAAGCCAAATTTTGATATGAAGCGATCGAACAATTTAGCCAAATGCTCTCCCCCTTCCCCAATTTGGCGCATAGATATGTCTTCATCAATTATAAACCGAAATTGTAAAGCATTACACTTTTAATCAGGCATCGTATCCGTGATCTGATACATACTCGTCAACCCATTCTGCCGTGATTGCATTCGCATCTTGCAAATCCTCTATTATTCTAAAAAATTGTCGGATTTGCTCTTTCTTCTGGATCATCATGATCTGCTTTTCATAAAAAAACGACTCTTGTTGGTAAAATTTCAGCATATCGATTACGCTGGAATCGTATTTTTCTTGATTCTTTTGAATCGAATCGACCAGGATGCTGGCAAATGAATCGAAAGCAGGGCTTCCTTCTGTTTGATTGTACAGCCAGGTGGTGATCGAATGCGTGCTTTCTGTTTTCACTTTCTGATGAAACCACTGCTGGCGATTCACAAATTGCTCCATCTGATCATCAATCATGACAAACTGCGCCTTGCTGGCTTGATGTGTTTGCTTGATATCCGCAAAACTAAGCATCAAATGGGCTTTTGCCGATCCAAGATCACTGAGCGTGGACAGCCGCAGCACAAACTCCTTCATCCCGGACGGCATCACCACCTGCGGGGCTTGTACCAACATGCGAATAGTGTTCAAGATGCCGGCAAACATGACGGTCCGATTTCGATGTACATAAGCAGTGTCCGCCAGTGTCGTATGGAAGCTTTCCATATGACGCTTATTGATTTCGGTCGCAAGCAATGCTTTTTCTATAGCCGCAACCGCTGCGCTGTACTCTTCCGAATCGTCTTCATGCCCAAAAGAGGATTTCAGCTGGTCTGATAGCATAATGAACTGCTGCTCCAGATCAATCCAGTTATCAATGCTTTGGTATTCCGCCTCAGTGATCTCTTTGCTGTCGGTTCGATCCGTGATCTGTGTTCGAAAATGTTCATCGACAAACGAGCGGCGCAGCTCGCATGACTTCTTCATGCGATAAAGAATGGTGTAAATCTCCATGTCGCCCGATCCTCGAATCCCGCTAAACGCTTCTTCATCGTCGATGATGTCTTTGTAGGATCCGGCCTGCAAATGTTGCAGGTATGAAGCAAATGCCTCTGTCTGGTTGCGCTTCTCAATGATAGCCATCAGCGCTTCAATTTCTTGGATCAGCTGATCATAATCCATTAAGGTTCGGGCGATCGTAAAGTCTCTGGAGCGCTCAATTTTCTGAATGATCTTGGGATCGATTCGCATATCATGACGATTTTTCTGAGGCTTCAGCTCTGGCCGGTATTCGATCTTTTCTCGTTCATATGGCGTATCAATCCCTTGTTTTCCGTATAGATCCTCCAAAGCAATCACTCCAGTACACGTATGTAAAGCGCGGTGTTTCCACCGCGCCCCCAGGGAAGGAGAGATGAAGATGAGCCTTGCCACAAGAAAGGATACAGGGGATGATTTGCCTTCCACCTATTCGGGCCCGGCAACCGAACAGGGTCAACGCATTACTTCAGGCGTTCCAATCCTTTCATTTGGCGGGTATTCGGATTTCATGGAAGAAATCACCATTTCGATTTCCAGTAGTTTGTTTCGCTATTTGATCATACTACGCCATAAAGTATCCTTGTTTCTGTACTGTTTCCCACTCTTTTTCTCCAAACCATCGAGTATATTCACGTTCGTTTCCGTAACAATTTGCGATTAAAGTAACTTCTACATATGAATGCTTCATCCAATCCACTTGTTTTACAGGTCTGACACTTATCACGCGCTTAATGTAATGTTTAAGCAAGTTCACAGGTTCACTCCTTCCGCCAATTGGTTAAGTTAAATAAACTTAACTAAACTAGAATTTAGCACGAGTCGGCTTGTACCGCGTATTGCCGCGCCCCCAAGGCGACGCTGCTGCAGCGCGCTTGGAATAACCAAGCGGAACCTTATTCCAATGCCATGCCGGATTGTCTTTTGGCTCTCTTTCTCTCGTTTTTTGCTGCGGCTTAAACACATCGCGTGCGCCGCCAAATACTTTTTCGGCAATTTTTTCTTCCGTTTTGCTTTTGATTGGAATGGTTTTACGAGCCACTTTGACTTCTTCCAGAATCTTTGTGATGTCCGGAAACTCCAGCGTAAATCCAAGAATGGTAAGCATGAAGGCATCAAGCGCGTGCTCGTTTTCAGATGTGTAAATTGGTCGCCCGTTTTGTGTGATTTTGACGACCTGATAATCCATCATTTGCTTCCAGATCATCTCATCGAAAGGCGAGAGCAGGATTTGATCCCGATCCAACAAAATGGAAGTCTGATTCACCATGAACGGTTTGACATCTTTCATGTCCACTTCCCGGGTTCCAGGGTCGCGAATTTCAATCTTTGAACCAAAGTGAATGCCTTTGACCTTTCGATCCAGTCCTGATCTTGGATTTTCCCGGCCGTGCAGCCGCAGCATTTCAATCTGATATTCACCGAAACCGCGGTCAATGTAAATGAATTTTGGATCATAAATCTCGTTTAATTCGATGATCTTTTTCACTGCGTTGTCCAGCGTAAATTCGCCGCGCGTGATCTCTGCGCGCATACAAACTCTGAACTTTTTGTAAAGCTCATCAAATTCAGTCACAACAATTTGAGTGGCTGCACCATATTTCAGTTGTGTTACGTCCCACCCGCTTCCGATAGGACTCTGCATGTTTCCATGCAGCTCAGACTATATCATCACCCTCTTTTGAGGGGCCGGGCGCTTCGAGCTCGCTTGAACCCTACTCCCTTGCGGGATAGTCGTTGCACCTTCCTGCCTTCTGGCAGGCTTGGCTCAGGATTGCCCTCGTCTTTACGTTAGGGGTTTCCCTGAGTTCACCCGGTTTTATTCGACGGGATTACTCCCGAAGGGGACTTAAATTGTTAACATATCGCTCGAACTTTTCGAGCTTTCGGTGAAGATAGATTGTTGATCCATCGTACAAATACCGATGCATTTTCTCAACATTCTCTCTGGAATGAATGCTTAACATCCATGCTTGGCTTTTCACGTTTTGATCCATTGCTTTCTCGGATAATGAAACCCCAGCTTCTGTCTCTAACGTATTAGCCAATTTTTCAAGAAACTTCTTGCCGCCAATAAAATCAATTCTTGCTCTGTTGCCATAGAGCTTGATGCTACCATCACCATCGAAGAACCCTCGAACATAGTGTCTCATCAAGCCACCATGAAGATCAGGAAAATGATCATTGAGTGTTTTCTGAGGCACGATTCCTTGGTGCATCAAAGCCTCACAGAATGGCTTAGAATTGATTTTAACTGTGCAGCTCGTGTATTCTTTTCCGTTTGCTCTAATGAGCTTGTCGGACACCTTATAGGTTGAATCCACGGCTTCGTTGAATTTTATCAAATGATCTTTATCCTTACCAGATAAATTCATTTGAAAGCGGTAGGTGGTTTCCTGGATGTAAATGCATCCATCTGCCTGAATGAATCCCAGCCAATATGCTTTTGCCTCAGAATCAATCGCTTTGAAGTAATCTTCATTCACATGATTTCTTCTGGCATTTGCATTATAGCCTCGACCCATTCGTTTCACCTCTATGCCACTTTTCTATCCCAGTCTACCCCGATAATGCGATAAGCTGGAGGTGCGGGCTTATTTTTAGTATAAGGCCCAAAGTACACAATGTCATCCAGATTTATCCCTTGATTGCTGTACTGTTCCTTCTCCCACTCATTTAATTCACGATAAGAATACAAGTATTGCGATTTTGCTCGCTCTACCGCGGATTTATTGAAAACTCCAACCGTCTCTTCACCAAATTCAGCCAACACCTCATGAATGTAGGCCTGTTCGGTCATTGTCGCACGCAGCTCGCCTTCGAACTTGGGATCCCAGTCAGGGTTTACCATCGAAGGAAAGTAGTATGATTTATAGCCGGTTTTCGGATTTGTGCAGATCTCATAGAAGAAGTCGCGTTTTCCTGTCGGCGTGGACGAACACCATATGCCGATCCGCTTCGGATCTTCGTTGGCGATCGCCGTTGTGGCGTCAATACCATTCCGATCCATATAGTCGCATTCATCAAGAAACAACCAATCTGCCCGCTGACCGCGGATGGAAGCGCCAGCATTACCGCTGGTTGCGCCGACCGTGAACCCCATGATCGTGGAACCATTCGCAAACTGAATGATGAAAGGATTCTTGGTTCTCGACACCTGGGAGCTCAGCAGCTCTTCGCAGCCATCGATCATTTCAGCAAGACGCATGAAGATCAAGCGAACTTGGTTTTCATATGGGGCCGCAATGATAAGCCTTGCATTTTCGTGATGGAACGCATACCAGAGACAGAATACGACCATGGTTTCCGTCTTTCCTACCCGCCGCCCCATACGAACAGCAAGACGCCTTACACCCTTCATGATGTCTCGAATGAGCTTCTTTTGATACCATCTGGCTTTCCATGGATTTCCCTTTGGGTCTTTCAGTTTCCAATAGGCCCACTTTACAGGGTCAGAACGTATTTCCAGTTCAAGTTTTTCAAGATCCTGTTCCTGGATTGCATTCATAAATGCTCACCGTCATCGCAGGACTCGGCCAGTTGAAGACTGCTTCACTCCGTCTGATGCGCCTCCGCCTATCGTGACCGTTCCAAGTTCATTTCTGATTACGGTAGCGCCAGCGTCTCCCCCGGCTTGCGACGCTTTCCATTTCCGATGTGCCTCCCGCAAAGCATCCCAATCTTTATCACTGGCTGCGACCTGTGATGCCCGGCTTGCGACGCTTTCGCCAATTGCTTGAGCCCGCTGCGCGGTTCTGCTAAAGAGCCCTTTGATTGCGTGGCGGTTTCGATACCCAAGGAAGCCGGCACCGGCTACCGCGGCCATTCCGAAGATGCCGCTCCACGAAATTCCTTGATCTGCTGATTGATACGGTTGATTACTTTGAA